CATTGAGAACTGGCATCGGCGGGACTCCGGTAGAGAAGTTGTTCGTTCTGAAGTCTGGCTCTCTCACGAGCGCTTCATGTTTGGCGATGCTTTCTGACCCGAGCGCTCCCGTCAGTGCTTCGGGTGGGGTTGCCCTTCGAGCTCTCACTGGAGTTGCAGAGATCAGCACTAACGGTGGGGCTTACACGCCAATAACGGCACTACTCACGACATACACTCCACAGGCACTGACGTCGTCTGGTGGGCATATCGCCATCGACATGTCGGCTGGGCAGAACTTCTATCACACGACCTCGGAGAGCACGGTACTTGACGCCCCCACAGGGCTTCTCGCGGGTATGTCTGGCGTCATCGGGTTTACTCAGGGCGCTGTGGTTCGAACGTTGACGTTCAACTCATTCTGGAAGTTCAGCGCCGGGATCGTGCCAACGCTCACACCGACCGTTGGCGCGAAGGACACTCTCGTTTATTACGTCAATCAAGGTGCAACGTTCGCAACTTGTCGACTGATTGGGAACGTGTCGTAATGCGAAACGACGCGCTAGGAATGTTCCTCGAAGGTGGTCAATGCATGTGGGGCTACATGCCCCTGGACATTGGTTCATTCATTATAGACATCTCCAACCACACTTACGGGACTGCCACTTCATCGGCTGGAGTCGTGACTTTGACTCGCAACTCGGATAGCGCTACTTCGTCGGGCGGGGCGGCTCAAATCCACCCGGACTGTGGTCTGTGTGGCGACTTCGACCTGACACTGACTTACAATTTGACAATATGGTCAGTTCCAACTACAAGCGAATGGTTTTCTTTTCGAGTGTTTGATCCTTTGGTTGGCGGGTATGGACAATCCATTACAATCGAACGATATCAAACCCCGATTGCGGAGTCAGTCAAGACGTGGTTGACGGGGGGTGACGACATCTTCTCCACATGCCCAGCCGACGCGCTGACGACAGGTAAATTCCGCGTCGCCAGGTGCGGCAGTATCGTTACAGCTTACTACTGGACCGCAGGGGTTTGGGTGGCTATGAGGTCCAAGACGGGCGCTAACGCGGCGAACTGGAAGTTCAATTTGTACATCGGCAAATCAAGTGGAACCAACACTGTAGCAGGTAATTTTTCAAACATGTCTGTTGGAGTCAGCAACTACAGTTCGTCTCTTCTGACCGGCTTGAAGAATTACTACCAGTTAAATGGGCAGTCATCGGATGCCGCCGGATCCGCATCCGGTACCGACACGGCAATCATATATGAAGCCGGAAAACTCGGGTCGTGTGCCACGTTTAACGGCACGACCTCGGGAATATCGTTTACACCTACAACGCTGTATACTGGACTTAGTTGGGCTTGCTGGGTCAAGACGACCAATGCCGGCACCGACTTGACTCACGGTGGCAAGAATGCGTTGTTCGCTAGTGCGAGCACGTACGCCTGTTTGAGTGTGGACAACAAAAAGGCGACGTATTGCCATTGGGTTAGTGGGGCGTTCCAGTCCCTCCAAGGCGTAGCGGACATCAATGACGGGGCATGGCACTTCGTAGCTGTCACGCACTCGGCTACCACCAATGCCGTGACGCTGTATGTCGATGACTCCACTCCCGTTACAGCGACCATGACTTACGACACCACACACACTCAGTTCGACCGTCTGGGGTACAGCTATTCGACGTATGGTCGTTGTGCTGGCTCTATAGACGAAGCGGGTTGTTGGAATCGGGCGCTGTCGTCAAGCGAGGTATCCGAACTACGCAACGGCGGATATGGCAAGACCTTCCCGTTCCCGATATAAGGATGTCCATGATCCCCAACCACAAATATCTGCTCACGCTGAACACTAGCGTTGTCGAAGTCACTTTCATCAAATACACTTCGAGCGGGTTCTTTCAATGCATACTTGACGGAAACCAGGTGATGTTCGACACCTTGACCGTAATTGGATTTATAGAAGTCCAGTAGCAAGCACTCAACGAGCGATACCTAAACCATATGAGCATTGCTGAATCGCTTACATCTGCCTTGGACTATTTGCTACAACGCAGTGGCAAGTGGCAAGTTATGTCAAAGTCGGGTGAAGTCCTCGGCACGTATGCCACCAAAGCAGAAGCCGCCAAGCGCTTACGCCAAATCGAATTCTTCAAGTCGAACGACATCGTCTCGACGGACGCTACACTCGAGAAGCCAACACGGCTCCTAAATGGCTATCTCAGTGTTTGGGCGAAGGTGACGCACCCGGGTGTTTTCGACTACCACGATGAAAACTTGGACGGCTCCAAGAAGCTTGTATATCGATCTGCCGAGGACGTGTTCTCGAATGAGTGTATGGCATCCTTCCAAGCCATTGACTTGACCAATGGACATCCTTCCGAAGCATGGATTACAGATGAGACCTTTAAGTCGAGCGCCATCGGCACGGTCAAGAGGGTAACTCAAGACGGTAACTGGCTGACCGCCAACATCATTGTCAAAGACAAGTCGTCCATCGACGCCATCCTAGCAGGTCGCAAGTACGTCTCCGTAGGCTGGCTCCGTGAGCAAGTTCCGACCCCAGGCATGGTGGTTACCGACCCAATGACGAACCAGGAAGTCTCCGTTGATTTCCAACACCGTAAACTTCAAGCGAATCACATCGCCCTGGTTCCAGAGGGTAGATCACCTCGGGCTGGATGGGGTTCCGCAATTTGTACTGACTACGTAAAGGAAACTATGGAGAAAGAAAACATCACCACTCAGACACCAGTTGAAGTCCCGGTCGCTAACGATGAGACTCCAGTAGTTGTGGTAGCCGAGTCGATTGAAGTTGTAGTCCCGGAACTTGCCGTTGCCGAACCCGAAGAGGAACTCGTCCTCAAGTCGAGCTACGATGCGAGCCAAGCCGCTTTGCTTACTGCCACACAACGAGCCGAATCGGCTGAAGCTCGAATCGTTCAACTCCAAACAGAACTTACCCAAGCCTGCTCGCCAGAAGTAATCGATGCACTTGTTGCCACCCGCATGGAGCTTGCGTCACTGGCTTCCAAATGGGGTGTGGACTCGAAGGGAATGACAACGACAGACATCAAACTCAACGTCCTCCGCAAGGCTTTCCCCTCCATCTCGCCTGACAAGTTCGCTCAAGCCGATTACCAAGCTGCACTCTGGGATGTCCTTCCAACACCCCCTTCGAAGTCAAATGACGTAGCACCTGTTTCCAAACCCTCACCCACTTCAATCACTTTAGATTCGGTCAATGTGCAAGCCCAAAAGGAAGCACAAAGCCCCCGAGCTAAGTTTCACGCTGAATACTTCCGACCAGGTCGTGCTCAGCCTAGTACCTCCACGGAGAAATAATCAATGGCTCAACTCACCTATTCTTCTTTCATGCAGGTTGGCGCTCTTGGCACTGTTTGTGCTCACGAGCGTAGCCTTGCGGTCATCAACCTCACCGGCGCCGTCATCGAAGACGGTCGCTTCCTTGCTTACGATTCGACTGGCGACAATTGTGTGCGTCTTCCCACGGGCAGCGGCGACAAGCTTGTTGGCGTGAACAGCATCGTCGAGACCAACGTTGACGGCTTTGCCAACAACACGGTCGGCTCCGCTCTCGTCAAGGGCAACGTCTTCGTGTACACGAATGACGCCGTCACCCCGGCGGATCCAGTGTACGTGCAGTACACGGTCAATGGCACCCGCGCTCTTGGCACGGTTGGCAAGACCGACGACACGTCGAAGGCAGTTCTCGTTGCAGGCGCCCGTTTCATGGCGTCCGCTAGCGCAGGTTCAATCGTCGAAATCGCCGTTAACCTGGCGTAATTGACAAAGGAAAACACTACAATGGCTACTAATTTCACTGAAGTCCTCGGCAAGTCGGTTGATGCCGTGCAGTCCGAGTTCCTCGCAGAGCAAGTCACCGCTCTCGATCCCAAGTTTTATGGCTACCACCTTCCGTCGCTTGAGGCTGAGAAGCTCATCGAGCCCCTGAAGATTGACGAAGGCGCTCAGGCGTATGCGTACGTGATGTACGAGCGCATGGGTTCTGGTCGTATCGCCAAGGCGAACGATGTGGTCGAGGACGGTCAGATCGTCATCGGCAAGACCACCGTTCCCGTGTTCCCTGTCCGTGAGCGTTCGAAGTTCGATTTCGGCGAACTCCGTACAGCGGCTTTCAGCAAGACTCCCCTTGAGGCTTGGAAGATCGAGAAGTCCCGCCGAGCCCTCGATGAGAAGGCGGAGAAGGCATGGCTACTTGGTCTGGCTGACGGGCTTACCAATGTGTATGGTCTGTTCACGCATCCTGAGTCGTTGACATTCACCCCCGCGACTGTCTCCGGTCACACGTACTGGGTTGATGATGCGACTGGTCTCCTCAACAAGAGCGGTCCCCAGATCCTTGCCGACATGTTGGGCATGGTCAACAAGGTGTATACGTTCACTGGCGGCGCGGAAGATGCGAAGCGACTCGTGCTCCCCGAGCAACGTCTCCGTACAATCCGAGCCGTGAAGATGGACACTGGCACCAGCGAGACTGTGCTTGAGGCTTTCAACAAGGCTATGCCGAGCGTTGAAGTCGTAGGCTCGCGCCATCTGTTCGCCGGTCTTTCGGGCGCACTGCCCACGGCGTTTGCATATGATCCTTCGGCGGAGTGCGTTCAGCGGCTCGTGGCGATGGCTCCTACGCTCCACCCTGCGCAGTACGAAGGGTTCGCGATGTACCGTCCTGCCGAGAGCGTCATCGGGGGAGTTGCGTACCGCTACCCCAAATCGTCCTGCCGCTGCTCGGGCATCTAAGACATAACGAAGTGGGCTTGGGGCTCTAAGTGAGTCCTTCGCCCTACGTGCGATGTGGATCCTCGCCACCCTTCGACGGGTGGGCACGTTTGGTGGTATACTAGGCGGATATGACCTCAAAGAAACTCATCTACGCCTTGTGCGACCCACGAACACATGAAGTCAGGTATATCGGAAGATCATCTTCCGGCATGGAGAGACCTAAGAGTCATCTCCGTCCTTCGCGGCTCAAGGAAGAGTCCTATAAGGTGAATTGGATCAAGTCACTCCTCGCTCAAGGGCTCAAGCCCACCATTCAAATCCTCCACGAATTCCAGGATGACGCCACCAACGAACAACTTAACCATGGGGAAATGTGGTGTATTGCTCATTATAAGCTTTGTGGATATAAGCTGACCAATGCCACAGATGGAGGGGAGGGGCTACTTAATCCATCTGATTTCATCAGATCTAAGTTGTCGAAGGCTCATAAAGGAAAGAGGTTTTCTGTAGAACATAAAGCTAAGATATCAGAATCAACTAAGCTATCAAATACTCGCAAGGGCAAGAAACTTTCGGAAGATCATCGAGCTAAAATGTCAAAATCAGCTCAGAATCGCCCCGCAATTTCACCAGAAACACGATCTCGAATGAGGGCGGCTCAAGCTAATCGTTCCCCAGAAACACGTATCTTGTTATCGGAAGCAGCCAAGAAGCGTTGGGCTGAACACAATAGAACGCAGACGAGCCTAGCCGAACACTTCGAGAGCAACTAGCAAGGAACCAAAATGGCTAATGTCATCACTATCGCCAACATCCGTACTTACGCCCCGGAGTTCACCACGACTCCTGATGCGACACTTCAAGTGTATGCGGATATGGCTACGATGCTGGTAAACTTCACGTGGCTTGATGCTAGGGCTGTAGCCGCCGGATCCTATTTGGCAGCACACCTTGCCAAGATGGAAGGTCTCGGAACTTCTACCACCATCAAAGCCCCGATGTTCGGCGTGGCTTCCATGACGGTAGGCGAAGATTCGATTTCGTTTACTCAGCCCAGTAGCACCTCGCCTATCGATGAGTCCAATTTGAACCGGACTACCTATGGCGCCAAGTACTTGATGCTCATCAACATTATCCCGATGACGGTTTTCTAGTGAAACCTAGTCTCCAAGATGTCCTTGACCGGTTGGAGCGAATGGCTTCCAAGAAAGTCATGGTCGGTGTAGCTGATGGACGGAACGCTGAAATCGCCTTGTTCCACGAGCTAGGGACCGCCCGCACACCCGCCCGACCGTTCCTGGTTCCTGGGCTAGCCGAATTCGCTGAACTCAATGAGAAACAAATCGCTGCGGCTACTGAATCCATAATCCAAGGCAAGGACCCAGATGTTGTCCTAGGGCGTATGGGGCTGGCGGCTGCAGCTTACGTCAAGAAATACATCACGAAGACTGACTCCAAAGGCTCGCCACACGGCTGGAAGCCCCTCAAGCCTGAAACAGTTCAAGCCAAGGGTTCCGATAAAATCCTCATCGACACCGGTGAACTTGTTGGAGCCATCACTCACAAGCTGGAGTCCACATAATGCTATACGACTTTTCCAGTGCTATTTCTTTCTTCGCCACCCATAGCATCACGGTTACACGCCCTGGCGCCACTACCGTCAACACCGACTTTCATACGGCAGCAGGCACGCCATCGTCGTTTCTCATCGTAGCCGATGCCCACCCGGTAACCAAGAAACTGAACCAATCGGCTGAAGGCGACTTCGCATCATACGATCTCCAACTCCAAACATCTACCTTGCTCCTTAAGGGTGACATGATGGTGGTTGATGGCAAGACCTACATGGTAGCCAAGGTCAGCGACCGAATGACTCAAGGTGGATTCTGCATCGCATACCTTCGCGGGGTGACACAGTAATGTCTTGGACTACGACGAAAACCGGAATCTGCAACACCCTCCAAACCGCTCTCGGGCTTTCGGCTGGTAAACTCTTCTTTGGTTTTGAAGACGGCTCGCCATTGCCTGGACTTCCCTTTTGTGCCGTCCAACGCAAGTCGATAACTCCTATGGGCTCGACACCAGTTCTCACGCAGACCGATAACCTCGTGCCAACCCCAGGACAAGAAGTCATAACCCAAAGCACGATGATGATTCGTATGGTCTGGATGTTGGACTACTTCGATGTCAAGGGTGGAAATGCATACGAAACCCTCGCTGGACTCAATGCATCACTCCACTCGCCACGGGCAGTCAATGCACTTTGCGCCGTCAACACCGGGCTTTGGAACATCGGAGAAATCCGTTCCGTGCCAAGTATCCGTTGGGCGACCTACGAAGACCGTGCCCAAGTTGAATTGACGTTTGGATTGCATGTCTCCAATGTCGATTACGCTACATACATCGAGCACGTAGAAGGCACCGTGAGTTCAGATGGTGGTGTTACAACTTCAACTTGGAGCCTTGACTTACCCAACCCAGACTAGTGTCGTAGGCGATACCTAAACCATATGGGCGACTAGCCCGATACCTTCTTCATGGGTCGATGTGACCCTCTTCCCCAAAAGGAATACTTCAAAATGATTTCATCCACGCGTATTGTGAGCGTCCAAGCTCAAGTCCAGAGCACGACCCCGACTGTCCCCAACTACGACACACCTCTTGCCGCCGTCTACTTGACGCCTGCCGAAGTGACTGCCGCTGGTTTTACTGAACTTGTTCGATTCTACTCGGACGCTTCGAGTGTTGCAAGTGACATCGGTGCCAACAGCGCCGCAGCCAAGGTGGCTTCCGCTATCTTCGCTCAGAACCCCGCCATCAGCCGCATGGGAATTGGTCGGTTGACGACTGCACCCGACTTGACGGTTGAACTTGCCCCTGTAGACTTCAGTGTTGTTGGGCGAGTGTACTCGGTTGAACTTGTCGGTCCGACGGGCGTTGCAGCGACTGTAACGTACACAACCCCAGCATCGCCCACGCCTACGTTGAAGATCGTGGTTGAGGGCATCGCGGCAGCCATCCAAGCAGTCGTTGGAACTGTTGCCATTGTCGCTACCGAGGATGACACCAAGGTGATTTGCAAGGCTGCAACTCCTGGTCTCCACTTCAGTGTTGCGGCTTCGAACCTGAATCATCTGACCCAGATGCAGACCCAGACCCAGACGACTCTCGCGACTGAACTCAGCGCCATCCGCGCCGAGAACAAGGACTGGTTCGCGCTTACGCTGGCGACTGGTTCGGCTTCCGAGATCACTGCGGCAGCGGCTTGGGTAGTGACGGCAGCCGGCGCTAACAAGGACATCATCGGTAACTTCACGACCATCGATACGGATTGTCTCGGTGCCGGTACCGGTGACATCATGTCGACCGTCAAGGCGACCAACAACGCTCAGTGCCAGGTCCGATTCTTCGGTCGTGGGCTTAGCCAGCAAGGTTCGGCGGCATACCTTGGTAGCTGCTTGGCTTACAAGCCGGGCGCAATCGATTGGGAATACCGCCAACTCTTGTCCGTGACTGCCGATGACCTTTCTGAGACCCAAGTCAACAACGTCGTAGGCTCGGATGGTATCAGCGGCAAGCATGGTGGTGTCTTCGTCAATGTTGAAGGTACGGATGTGACTCTTGGCGCCCAGACGTCCCATGGTGACTGGCTCGATGTGACCCGCGATGTCCCGTTCAGCGTGTCCCGTATGAAGGCGGCTCTCCTTGCCATCCGTTTGAACAACCCCAAGATCATCTTCGACGACCGTGGTATCAGCATGTTCCTCGGCTCGCTCCAGGCTTCTGTTCAGCAAGATGTCCAAGACGGTATCGCGCTTTCGAACCCCGCTCCCGTATGCACAGCCCCCAAGGCTTCCGCCATCTCGCCTGCCGATTACGTGGCTCGCAAGCTCGCCAACGTGAAGTACTCGTACAAGTACGGCTCGTCCATCCACCGCGTTGAAGTCTTCGGAACGATTTCGCTGTAATCCAAATACCAATCCGGGGCTGCTTGTACAGAGCCCTAAACGCTTAAGGAAACAAGAATGTCAACTTACTCTGCAGATAGAATCATGATGTCGGTCGGCGGCGTTCCGGTAACTGGACTCGCCAAGGGCACGTTCGTCAAGGTCGAATACAACGAAGACACCTGGAAGCTTGAAGTCGGTAGTGATGGTCACTGGATGCGGGTATACAACGCGAACCGCTCCGGCAAAGTCACCCTTACCGTGATGCAAGATTCCCCTTTGAACACGACTCTGTCGACTTACGAGAGGCTTGACCGAGCCACACGTAATAGCCAGATCCCGTTCAACCTCGTCGACCCTGAGGGTGGGACGAACATCGTAGCTGCCAAGGCATGGGTAACTAAGATGCCGGCAATTGAATTCAGTGGTGAAGCGACCAATCGTGAGTGGGTTCTTGAGTCGGGTAACCTCGATGAGTTCCTTAGCGCGTCTGGCGTCCCCTACGAAGCACCGTTGCCGTAACCGTTTTCACGCAGGAAAGGTAGAACATGATCAAGCTCAGCACAAGCAGGGGTGTAGGTGATTTTACGGTAAAGCCAATGTCGGGAATGAAGGCTCTTCGTCTTCTTCCTAGGCTGACCTCGAAGATTGGCGGATTGGACATCGCCTCGTTTGCACAAGTTAGCCGGGTGTTGAAGGTGTTCGATGAAGCCGAAGTCGACTACTTGGTTAAAGAGGTTTTGTATTCGGTTACCGTTGATTTCGAAGATGGTAGCCAAGACAACGAAGTCCAGAAGCACCTAGGCGAGATTTTCGCTGGTAATGCAGACCAGATTCTTCACCTTCTCTACCACGGTCTCACGGTCAATGTGAGCGAGGAGGTTCGGTCTTTTTTGGAAAGCAAGGCAACGATGCTCAAGGAGTTAGCGAGCGCGTTGTCGACAACAGCCCAGAAGCTCGTAGACGCCGAAACACCCCCGGCACCCCAGAGCGTGAAGCCTACCTGAAGTCACTCGAGGTAACCCAAACGCTAGCCATCAATTACACTCCGTGGCAATGTCAACGCCTCATCAATGCCGGCAAAGCCACCCGTAGGGACTTGTCGGACCCGGATGTGTACACGTTGATTGAAGTCCTTGAAGAGAACTACCACCTCGATATGTCCCTCAAAGCTGAAGCCGAGCAGTACCGAAAGATGAAGGGAGCATAAAGTGGACTTAGCCGACCTGTGGGTTCCGATCAAAGCGAAGTTGGAAGAGTCTGGGTTCAACAAAGCCCAAGGCGAAATCGACAAGCTCCGCAAGTCGGCTGATGCGACCGGCAAGGTATTCGAGAAGCTTGGTGGCTACATCAAAGGTGCCGTTGCAGCCTATCTGGGAATCGGCGGCATCAAGAAGGGCTTCGCCACCATCATGGAGTCGGCGGAGCGCGGCGAAGGCTTCGAGAAGCTGGCAACCACCCTCGGCATGACGGCGGATGAAGTCCAGCGGCTGAACTACGTAGCCGAGCAATCCGATACATCCATCGGTTCCATCGAGTCGGCGTTCAAGTCGCTGGCAGCTATTCAGTCGCAAGTAGATAAGGGTTCCGCAAAAGCCCAAAAGACCCTTGATCAATGGGGCGTCAACTTCAAGGATCCATCAGGCAAATGGCGCCCGATGATTGAAGTCATGAAGGAAGTCGCTGACGAAGCCAATGCATTGTCGCCGGAAGAGCGCCTAGGTCGCCTCCAGGCTTTGTTCGGTGGCGCTGGCACTGACCTCATCAAGATGTTCAAAGAGGGCTCGGAGGGCATGACCAAGATGATGGGCAAAGCTCGGGTGATGACCGAAGCCCAAATCAAAGCGTCTGCCCAATTGAAGGATATAGAGAAGGACCGCGAGAACGCCTTCAAGCATTTGTCCGATTTGTTTGCTGGGCAAGGATTGACTGCAGCCACCCGCTTCAACGAAGCCCTGGCAAAGTTCGCTGATGACCCCAAAATCCAAGCCGCGGTCATGAAACTTGGAGCCGCATTCGGTTGGACCATTGACAAGACCGCAGCCGGCATTGAGCACTTCACGAGTCTTGTCGGTCACGCTCCAGAAGAGATGCCGTTATGGGAACAAGGTCTACGATGGCTTGAGAAGTGGGGAATTTCGATCATTGCCCTCAACATCCTAGCTCCGCACCTGGCTACCGCACTGTCCTGGCTCTTGGTGCCGGTTATCTCGCTCGCCAAATGGTTTGGCAACCTAGTACTGGTCACGGAATTCGCGGCTGGTGCAACCGGAGTCTTCACTGCCGCCTTCGCCGGATTCGCCGCTACCGTTGGCGTCGTGGTAGCCAGCCTTGTTGGTCTCGTCCTTGTATTGGAAGATGTTTACCAGTACTTGACCGGCGGCGAATCAGTTCTCGGTCACTTCATGGACTGGGTCAACGAGCCCTTGAGCAAAGACTCGTGGCTATACACTTTCCACGAACTACTTGGTGGCACACTCGAGGGCATCAAAAAGGTCCTCGGCATGAACTCCAACCTTCGCCGGACCAACCTCAACAACCTAGCCGAAACCAGGAAGACTGTTGGTGGAGCTGCCCAAGAAGTCGTATGGAACTCCCTCATCCCTGGAGCTGGGCTGCTCAATACGGACAGCAAGGTAGTTTCTGGATTCTTCAAGGATTTGTTCTCGGGTGGTGCTGGACAAGTCATGCCGGAACCCAACCCCAACGGATGGCTACAAGGTCTCTTTGGTCTTGGTGCCCCGCCAACTGGCACCCAAACCCAAATCCCTGGTGCTTCAAAGACCACGACCATCTCCGCCCCGGTTACCGTCAATGTGACGGCAAATGGGGACACTGATGCTAATGGACTGGCTACCAAAATCGCCTCCGCCGTATCCAAGGCTCAATCGGGCTGGATGGATATGTTCCAAGGACACTTGAATGATGCCAATGGTCCGCTGTCAACGTATGGCTACGAGGCTGCATAATGGCTACCATCATTTCATGGGGCACTTCGATTTACGACGCCTCCAGCATCACCATCGACGTCACCAAATCGTTCAAGCCGAACCACAAAGCCAAAGTCTCGACCAACCCAGTTGAGAAGGGTGCCGACAAGACGGACCATGTCCGCGCCCAGCCGTTCACGATTGAAATCGACGGCGGCTTCTCGGACGCAGACAACGGGGGTAGGTCGAAGGACTTGTACGATTTGTTGGTCTCCCTCCAAGCCGCGCCGCCGCTTGAGTTGTTGACGGTAACGACCCCATACGGATCATGGAGCGATTTAACGATTTCCGATATTTCTCCCGAAACCCTGGAGAAGGAATACGGCGTCATCCAATTCAAGTTGACATTGACCCAAGTCTTTATGGTCGGCAACATCGTCACCCGGAAAATCCAGGTCAAAATTCCGCCTAAGGCGCAATGCACCCAAGAGAAGGGGCAGAAGGATCCACTGCCAGCCGATAAAGCGGTCGAAGAGAAGAAGCGAATGTCACTCGCCGATACTATTCGGCATGCGATTGTAGGCAAGTAATGGTCACCATTCCAACAAGCACCGAGCAACACTACATTGAAACCGTCCCGCTTGAGGACTCGGTTTGGCGTTTTCAGTTCGACTGGAACTCGTACGCCGAGACATGGATGTTGACTCTCCGCGATGCGTCCAACGTGGCTTTGGTTACATTCCCTGTCCTCCCTGGGCTCACGCTGGGGTTGTCGCAGTCCTACGACCCGCGTATGCCGCCAGGCAGCCTGGAACTCATCGACATGGGGCTGAGTGCTCCGACGAAACCGACACTGACTTCCCTTGGTAGCCAACATCTTCTCGTTTACACGACGCTGGAAGAACTCAATGCAATTTCAGCGTAAATATCGTGTCACGGTCAATTCCGGTGTCTATGGCATCGTTAACCCTCCAGAGACGTACGCCAGTGTTTTGACTTCTTGGCAAGCCCGCCATGGCTCGTCGCAGCAATCGACGTTGGATGGGACATCTGCGTGGGAAGACTACCAACTCCAGCAAGGTCGCTCGGGTTCTGTGACGCAATGGGTCATAGAGGATTTGCGCTGCAACATGCGTATCCAGGCGGGCACGAGTGAATCGCCTAACACGACGTCCATCAAGATCTACAACCTAAACGAGAATTCCCGCAATCAACTCCACCGTAGTCAGTTGGCATCCATCAAGGTCGAAGCCGGATATGTCCATGGGCAGTATGGGGTTGTCTTCCAAGGGCAAGTCCGCAAGGCTCATTCGAAGTTGGATCAGGTCGACTGGATTACTGAAATCGAAGCCGCTGACTCTGAAGTCGCCATCCAAACATGCCAAGTGTCAACCAGCATCAAATCAACGTACTGGTCGAAGACCGTATTCAGTTTGCAAGACACCGTCAAGAGCTATATCGCGCCAGGCAACATCCAGCAAGCGGTTTCTGACGCTGTAGCCCGTATGGAATCAGACAAACGGATACAAGGCGACCCCATTCTCCCGCGTGGGGCTAGCTGTCATGGTAGCGGTGTTGCAGCCGTTCGTGAAGTCTTGGCTCAAAAGGGATTGACGGCATCCATCGACAAAGGGGCTTGGCTCGTCCTCCATCCAACCTCAGGTCGTAACCCCGCCATCATCCTGAACTCCAATACAGGTCTCGTCGGCTACCCTGAAGTTGCTACAGCCACCAAGAAGAAAGGGGCTAGTCAGCTCAAAATCAAGTGCTTGATGAATCCCCTCATTGATGCCGGGAGATTGCTGGTAGTCGACTTGCCGGCATTCAAGAACCAAACCTACCGAGTTGAGTCCTTGGAGCACGCTGGAGATTCGTGGGACGGCGACTGGCATACTGAAGTAGTAGCCACGAGGATTTCCTAATGTCCAATCAACAAGCAGTCCGAGGTCCCACGCTGTCACACGTTCTTGATAACCAGCGCAAGGCGTTGATGAACCAACTCAACGTATCAGCCCCAGGTGAGATCGTAACATACGATGGCAAGTATGCCGAAGTCCGCATCACGGTCCAGCGCAAGATGCCGGATGGAACCTACTCGCTTCCTCCAATCCTGACCTCTGTGCCAGTAATTGAAGCCGGAAGTTCGACCGACGGATTGCGTTTTCCCATCCGTCCAGGTGATGGATGCGTTGTGTTTTGGGCTGACCGCTCCTTGGATGACTGGTGGACTGGAACCAATGCCCCGGTGTCTGACCGTACCCACTCATACAACGACTGTTATTGCATTGTCGGTTTACGTAGACCCGGAGTTGAATTCGGCGCTCAACGTAGATGTCTTCAATGGGATGACGCCCGGACCACCCTAGGTCCAACCGATAACTTCTCTCCACGTATTGCGGTTAGCACTGCCGGCGCGGTAGGCGGATCAGTTCAATTGGGTGTTGGGCACGGAGAAACGGCTACCGAGGCGGTCATCTTGGGGACTACCTTCAGTGCAGCATTTGATGCATTCATCACCGCCCTGAAGGCTAGCACCGACCCAGCCACGAATGCAGCAGCAATAGCCCTCGAGACAGCCCTGATAGCTGGGTACACGTCCCAAGTCGTGAAAACGAAGTAGCCCGATACCTAAACTGTAATGACCACTCCCGTCTCCTTTTCAGTCTTCAACTCATCCGGCATCCCGACCAACTCGGTGACGCCTGTCTTTGTTGCGGGCAGAGATTCGCTTGGTAATCCAATCGGGGCACCTACCATCAACAACCTGGGTAGCAACGGATCGTATTCGTTCTTGTATCCAGACGGAGGGTATTTGATTTACACGGGGGCTCTCCCCACGTACGTTCAAGGTGGTGTTGGAGACGGTGTCTTCTTCGCGCTGTTCGACCAAGCCGATGCCGTCAAAGCCGATGCAACCCCAACCGTAAGCTTGACTGAATGGTCTGGCGCCCCTCTCGCTTCTCCCGGAGTCAGCGTCTTGGGTGGTGGACTTTATTGGTTCCCAACCCCGGGTCCATGCGTGTACCTGGTTACCACCGGTTGCAATCCGGAATACTTGACTGGCTCGATTGATTACGTAGCGCCGGATGTTGTCGTTGCTCCTACGGCGACCAGCTCGAGTTCAGCCGTTGGCTTGGTCGGTCGTGACATCTACATCGATTTCGCTACCGGCAAGTTCTTTCAATCCAAGGGCGATTTGGTTCTCGTGACTGGCACCAACGCCGTCATGCAAGCCGTCCTCATTGCGCTGAATACTTTCATCGGAACGTACTGGCTCGATACTGGCTATGGGATTGACTATTGGAACGGCGTCCTCGGCAAGAATCGTCCGCGTGAACTCATCCTGGCTACCTTCCGCAATGCGCTGTTGGCAGTCGAGGGGGTAATCGCCGTGCCTTCGATTGAGTACTCACTTTCAAATGCGCGTGTTTGCCGCGTCACCGCCAAAATCAAATCGAACGACGGTGTTTTCAACGTATCAACTTCAGTAGGGGTGTAACGTGGGTCTACTTGCCGCAGGTTTTCCTAGCCCTTCTCGAGCCGATATCCAGACTGCCTTGGAACTCGCATTCAAGGCGAAGTACGGACAGCAAATCAACGTTGGACCAGACTCGTGGTTCGGCGCCCAAATCGCCATCTTGACCGACCAGATTGGCACCGACTGGGACATGGGTCAGGCTGTTTACGACAACTCATACGTCAATACGTCCGAGGGTGTGTCTTTGGACAATGCCGTTGCTCTTCTTGGGGCGTACCGGAAGCCCGCTACGAGTTCTGAAGTTGTTATCCAGGCGACCTGCTCGGGTGCTTGCACGATCTCTACGTCGATGCGGTTCGCTAACTCGGCGGGCATCCAAGTTGCCCCGAAGGCGGATGTGGTGGTTGTTGGTGCCGGTGTCGTTGATGTTGATTGTGCCGCTGTCGATACCGGTCCGTTCACCATCAACATCAATGACTACGATTCGGTTAGCCACGGTGCCATCATCGTAACCCCATTGACCGGACTCGAGTCAATCGCGAATGCGGCAGAAGCCCACCAAGTTGGAACCAACGTTGAAACCGACGCCGAACTGAAGCAACGTTACACGGCAGGTCTCCGACTTCCCGCCGGCGCATCTACCGAAGGTCTGCTTGCCGGTGTTCTGGCGGTTACCAACGTGACTGATGCCAAGATCTACAACAACCGGACGAATACGACTGACGCCAACGGAGTTGCACCCCATACATTCGAAGTCGTGGTTACCGGGGGAACGTCTGATGATCTCGCCCAGGCTATTTACGACAACGCAGCAGCAGGCGCGGGCATCCAGGGGTTGACGTCGGGTGTTGCTACCGGCACAGATGGTGCCCATACAATCCCCTTCACTCGACCGATTGACTTGCCCTCGTACGTCACGGTTGCAGTCGAAGCCACCATCCCGCAACCCACCGGACTGGCGACGTTGATTCAAAACGCGATTGCCTCCAGAGTCTTTACGGCTGGTCAAGATGTCCATTCATCGTCATTCGTTCGTACCATCTTCGATGTTGATACTTCCGTGTGCAACGTGACGTCAGTTTGGGTCTCGTCTTCGACTGGAACACCAACCCCTGGTTACACCGGTATTTCCTCCAGCATCGTCGCCAATTTCCGCCAGAAGGTCTTGTTGGACCCAACTCGAGTTAGTGTTGTGTTAACTACGGTGGCTGAGTAATGAATCGAATAACGCTCGCAGCTTCTGAATTGTACTCCAAATTTCGATCGATGGTCGATACGTTGGCTTGGGTCGACATTGTCGGCACCAGGTTCCAGCCGTTGGATGACGCGTTGTTGGCTGTCCAGGCTGCGCGTTTCTCGTTTACGACCGATAACCCCCTGGCTACCATCAACGATCCACTGACGCGCCTGGCTGCCAGTTTCGGCTACAACCGCGGGGCTGGCGAAACTGATGCTTCCGTCATTGTATGGGGTCAGGCGTATGCCCGCGCATGTAAATCGTCTGGCAACCTTGACGACTTGCTCTATGTTGCTGGGCTTGTATATGGAGCACCAGCCGTTGGAATGACTTCGAACGAAACAGGTCCTTCTCGGTTCGGAACACACCAAGACTCGTTGAGCGTCACATTGGAGTCCAGCACCGATGCTGGACAATCCATCGATACATTGTCCGAAGTCAATAAGTGTATGGGGTTGCTGCTCTCGATGGCAGACGCCACGACTACTCTGACCTTCGGATTCGATTTACGTGAACGGGCATACTTAACTGGAGGGACTCTTCCAGAAATCCCCCGTTCAACTGACGACGGTCCGTGCTTCGCTTTCGACGGAAGAAACGGTGCACATTTTGATACTGGCGGAATGTACTCGCTCATTGATTCTGTCATCTACGCATAAAGGAATACCATGTCAAAGCCAACACTAGTTCTTTGGGATTCAAGCAACTCCAACATCACCCCCGCTCCTACGGCTGGGCAAATCGCGGCTGGTTGGGCGCTGAATGCGGAGCCGGCTTCGAGTCACTTCAATTACTTGTTCAAGAACGTGACGGACTGGTGCCAGTATGTGTCCAGGACTACCATTGGCGAAGGTGGTATTGCCGACGATTTGAGTTTCATCGGCTCCAACTTGCTGGCTTCCAACAACATTTGGACCGGAACCAACTCGTTCGCTTTAGGTTTGACTGCCAACAAGTCGACGGGTGTCACGATTTCAGGAACTACGTCGACAGGTGTAGGCGTTCAAGGGACTGCATCGACTAGCGGCGGGGGTGTTGAAGGTGTTTCCAGCACGGGAATTGGCGTAGAAGGCAGTTCGAGTTCGGGTACAGGCGTAGAAGGTAGTTCGAGTTCGGGTACAGGTGTCCGTGGACTTGCCTCGGCGCCCTGGATGTCTGGTGTTTATGGGTATTGTTCTGGAACCAATGGGTTGGGCGTGTCCGGCGAGGCGGCGAACGGTACCGGAGTTAAGGGCTCAGGCGGAATCGGTGTTGAGGGAGTTGGCACTGGGATCGCCCTCAAGGGCTCCGGCGGTGACTATGGAGCCTTCGTTACTGGTGCCGTCGCGGGTGTAGACGCCACATGTACAGGCGGCTACGGAGTCAAAGGCGTCAGCACTCGAGATACTGACGCAACCGACAACTACGGCGTCTACGGTGCTGCCAACGGAGGCGGGACTGGAGCTAGGGTTGGTGTCTTTGGTGAAGGTAAGCAATACGGTGTCAGAGGACACTGCTCTGGTGGCGGGTACGGCGGCTACTTCGATGGCGACGGTGGCGTTTGGGCGAGCAGCGGAAGTACGTTCCGGAACGGTGTTTACGGGGCTTGTACATCGAGCGCGGCTGGCGTTTACGGTGAATCAGCAGCCGGCGTAGGAGTTTACGGAACTGGAGCTACATTTGGAGTCCAGGGGTTTTGTGCCGTAACTGGTCTGTATGGCTCCGGCGGTACCCGTGGCGTCTACGGCAACGGTTCGACCTATGGTATCGATGGGTTCAGTTCGGCTGGTAGCGGTGTCTTTGGTTCATCTACCACAGGTCACGGTGGAGAGTTCTCTGGTAACACCACCAAATCCGCCCTCCGCCTGGTCCCACAAGAGATCCCGTCGTCATCCGTTGAAGGTCAGATGTACTACTCTTCAACGACCCACACTCTTCGGGTTTGCACGGATACAGGATGGCATACAGTAGCATTTAGCGATTAATCGATTGATAACCAGTAGGAGCAACACATGACAAATATAACTAAGAACATCACTCTTGACATCTTCTCTTTGGATAAACTGACAGCAGCTATCGACAGTGCTGTCGCCAATATCCCAGCCCGTGACACCCGGATATGGGCTCTCGACACGATTGTTCGGACTACTGCGGCAACTGCTATTGCAAGCGGCTACCTTCGGGAGAGCCCGGCGCCGACTATCAACCTGAACCAAAATACTCAGGTCGTCACACTGACGGCATACACGACAGGCAAGACGCCGCACTACATTGAGATCCAGGTGTCGTAATGGCACGCAAGACACTACCATCTCCTGACTACCAGTCCGTCTTGGAGTCACAGACCCTGCCTTCGTTGAAACGGATCATCGCCATCCGTGACGATCCAGAAGCATCGCCAGGTGTTCGCCTGAATGCTGCCAAGGAAATTCTGGATCGAGCCCGCGGGAAAGCCGTCAGCCACGTGGAAGCAAAGGTCGCTTCGACGGTCAAGGTGGAACAATCGTCAGTCGACAAGGCACTGGCAGCACTTCCAGCAGACATACTGGCGACGATGCTTGCTACCTTGGAGTAGTCGTGGCTACCATCCAAGAAGTCCTGTCCAAGGCTACCCCGACTCAACTTCGAGCCGGGATCCTACGTGCTAAATTCTCGCTCTTTGTCCAGGCGATGTGGAGCCAAATCGATCCTAGCCCGCTCCAATGGGGTTGGCACATGGAAGCAATTTGTTCGTGCCTTCAGGCGGTGTCTGAAGGGCGCATCCGCAAATTGGTGATGTCGGTGCCACCAGGGGCGAGCAAGTCGCTCTTGGCGTCGGTTTTCTGGGGCGCGTGGGAATGGACTCGAGATCCCAGTTGGGCGTTGATGACATCTTCAGCTTCACTCGATTTGGTCCGAAGAGATAGCCAGCGTTGGCACGATTTGATTCTGAGCCCGCTCTACCAAGAGTTGTATGGGGACTGCTTCAAATTCTGTCCCGACATGGATTCGCTTCAATACCGGAAGAACGACAAAGGTGGAGAGCGGATTGGTGTTTCAGTCGGCAATGGAACTGGTAAGCGCGCGACGGCTCAAATCGTGGATGACCCCCTCACGGTTGACGATGCCAGGAGCGAAGCCAAGCGGCATGCCGCCAAGGTCTGGTTCAAAGAGACGATGGGGAACCGATTCCGGAACCAGTCGGAAGCCATTCGGATCGTAATTTCACAGCGGCTCCATACCGAGGATATCAGCGCGGTTGCACTTGAGATGGGCGACTGGCAACACTTGTTTCTTCCAACCGAATACGATCCGGCGAACAAGTGCGTCATCCGTGACGATAAAGGGGTTGTGGTCTTTGAGGACCCACGCAAGGAGCCAGGTGAACTTCTGGTTCGCTACGGGTTTGGTCCCAAAGAGAATGAAGAAGCCAAGCGCGAGTTGGGAGATTTTGGGTACGCCAGTCAACAACAGCAAGCCCCAATCCCGGTCGGTGGCGGTATGCTACGTCGAGAGTGGCTCAGTGCCCGTCACAGTTCGTTTAACACCCCAGGTTGTGAGGCTACTCCCTCCAAATTCGAGCGGATTGCCATCGTGGTTGACGCCGCGTTCCGTGGGGGACCCAAGAACGATCGCGTCGCTATGCTCGTGGCTGGTGTCTTGAAGGCTCGGTTGTACGTGCTCGACATGGCTTGGGATCAGCTCGACTTCGTAGCCACGGTTGCCACTCTCAAGAAATTAGCCACAAAATGGAAAGCTACTGAACTCGCCATTGAGGCAAAGGCGAACGGTGACGCTATTATAAGCCAACTCCGGTCTGAGATCGGCTACGGTCTGCCGTTGCATGAGGTCGAAGCCAAGGATTCGAAAGAGGCTCGAGTCTCAGCCGCATCCCCTTCCATCCAAGGTGGCTGCATCGTTCTACCGGAGGCATTCCAATCGACGTCGAGGACGGTGGAAGACTTCCTACTCGAGTGCACCACGTTCCCGCGGGCTAAGTACGATGACGCGGTAGACGCCCTAGCGCATGCGGTGATCCAATACTGCAGGGCAGATGACTTTTGGGCTGGAGTTGAAGCCGACAAGTCGGTCTGGAGATAATCAAATATGATCCCACTGCTCTCTCTTGACAATGCGCGATATTTGAGACTGGCTTACGTAGAACTGAACAGAAAGTTCTTGATAGGACAGTCCATTTACGTATAGCCTTCGGATCTCAAGAACATCTCGTTCTACCAGTTTCGCCCGACCATGAGCTTCACCTGAACGAAGCCTGCCTCCGAGTTTGCCGCTACGGCAACTGCTTACTCTATGCCTCTCTCTTCCGATTTGACTTATATTGTCAGAGTTCTGTTGTGGGGTAGCCAGGCGTATGTGGTTTGGGTTACAGCAATATCTACACCAGCACTGGTGATCGCATTGCAAACCTTCTGGAATCGGACTCACCAACGATAGATACGCCAGTCTATGAGACAGGACGCTCTTCTTCTCCCAATGCAACATCCCATATCCAGATGCGTTAAGGCTCCCTATCCAAATCCAGCACCTGGTATCAACCTCAGGGCGCTGACACGGATAATGAGAAATCCGCACCTTAGCCCAAAACCTCGCAGGCAGTCTCTCGTCGCCGAATGAAATCGTCATACAGATCACCGTATCGAGTTTAAGATCAGATGTCAAGTCCCCACGGCGACTATGTTACAATGGAACTTAGGCGTCGCAACCTTACCAGAGAACGCAGCAACAATCAACGGAGTCCACAATGACCACACGCAAGACAATGACACTGACCGATAGCCAGACCAAAGCCATCAAGTACTTCCAGAAGAATCTAACCGGCGACGCACTCCAAGTAGCATGCTTGAAGGTCCTTGTATCACCTGGCACGACACACACCTCAACTCAAATCCTTGGTGGCTTCAATCAAGTAGCCCGTGAAGTCAAGAAGGATCGTGCATGCGGCATCAGCGGCTTGTTTAATCGCAACGCCGTCGTAAACGAGGGGGATTGCCAGGTGGTTCACCCAAGTCAATTGACCGATGACCAGGAACTCGCCGACATGGATATGGACATGTTCGCATCCGATTCGATGAACCCAGAAGAAATTCTGATTGCCAAGGAAGAGTACCTGGCATACATGCGTAAGAATGGTGGCAAGCGATGAGCACATTTGAAGCGGCAATCCCGGTCATCATGTCCCACGAAGGTACCGACACCAACTTCTGGGTAGACGACCCTGCCGACCGTGGTGGGGAGACATGCTGGGGCATTTCGATGCTCATGATCAAAGCCGAGAAGATGACGCCCCAAGACCTCGGACTCGATATCCCAGCATTCTTCCCTGGGTGCCTCAAGAAGATGACCAAGGCGACCGCCCAGGACCTCTACTGTAGATTCTTTTGGAACAAATACGGCTTCGGCGCTATCCTCGACCAAACGGCTGCTACGAAGGTGTTCGATTGTGCTGTGAATTGTGGACCTAAGCGGGCTGCCAAGATCGTCCAAGGCGCTGTCAACACTCTCACGCCAGGTAAACTGATCGTCGATGGCGCGTTCGGACCGATGACATTCGGCGCCGTCAATGCGCTGGACTCCCGAAAGTTCGTGAAGGCGATGTCAGTGGTAATGGCGGATTACTATGAGAGCATAATTGCCGCGCGCCCAGCAAACGCCAAATTCAGGAACAACTGGCTTCGACGCGCGCAGTGGGGCTTGACGTGAGGGCTCTCCTAGTAGCATGCCTGGTGTTTACGGGTTGTCACTTCGTTCGACCTACCGTCGAACAAGCCGAGATCCAAGCCACAGTTCGTCTGGTCTCGTCCGAAGGTAGTTGCTCTGGAGTTGCCGTCGCGAAGAACTCCATTCTTACAGCCGGGCATTGCTATTCCGAGACACCGATACGTGTATACAATTCCACTGGTGATTACAGATGCATAGGGACATCGGTCAAGGTCGATGAGGCGGCGGATTTGATGCTACTCCACACCTCGTGCGAGTTGCCCGTAACAGCACGTATAGCGCCCTACGAACCCCTTCAAGGGACGAGAGTGCAAGTATCTGGCTATCCACTCGGAATTGACCTACCGGTAATGACCGAAGGTTTTCTGACTGCCATCTCTGGACGTAAGGGGATGTCGTTCAACAAACAAGTCCTCAGCGCACCTACTATCGGAGGAAATTCTGGTGGACCTGTGTGGCTTGACGGTCAGGTCGTTGGTATCGTCTCATGCGGTCACCAAGACTATCACCATTTGAACTTCGTTGTCCGCCAGCCGGTGATTTCCAAATTCCTTATGATTCAGTAGATCTCGTTACAAACGGCACCGCGGCTTCGAAAACAGTTACCGCAGATCTTCGAAGTAGATGGCACATTTTGATGCGAAACCCAGCCTGGTAGGTTTTCTCAATACTGCCAGGTCCTGGGCTTTGTACGGACCGTAGATCTCACATCGGTTGGATATCTCTCCATACACCACGAAGAACGCGGCATCATTGGACTGCCAGAAGGCATCCGTGTTTTGAAAGCACCAAGACTTACCGAACCTCGAAGCGCTCGTTGCCGTGATGGTCTTGACGGAAATACCCAGTTGCCCCACGCGGAGGTCTGGTGCCCAGCCCTTGGTGTCAGTGTAGATCGCAAAGTCGGGATCCGAGCAGTCCAACCCCGAAACGAGTAGCATCTTGGCTACGGCGATTTCGCCACACTTACCTACGAAGGCATCGTTGATGACCTTAAGGGGGTCGTCCTGTCCTCGCTTGGCGTAGATGTGATGGGTAGTAGCCGTTACATCCTCAGAGAAGCGGTGGCAACGATCAAGGTCTTCTTGGGTCAACTGAATGTGCATGTTTCCGAGTATACCACTACTTCGATCGCTCGATACGGACTGATGTGTTGGTATCCAGGCGATGGGCGAAACGCTCGAAAATGCCGAAGGCGAGGGTCAGAAAGAAAACAGCAAGGACGAAGATCAAGATGTTGGTCAAGGTGCGCATTGGTACTCCTATGTGGGACTGCGGTTCAGCGGCGATTATACTTCATCTCAAATGGGTATGTCAAGAAAATGACGATGGCGACATCAAAATATTTAGTCATGTGGTTTCCTTTAGGACAAAGTGCATACAACGGTAAACAACTCAATGCATCTTGGACATCAATTCAGCGAAGGTCGGAAAGATGCTCATGACACTACACCAACACCACCAGTCCATCTTGTGACCTACCCACGAGATGATGGAGCAAGCCGGAAAGATTCCGATGCTGATGGGGACCAGGATTGAACGGATGCTGCTCTCCAACTGCTGACGCTGTGTTTTGGTGTCCATGTCGATACCTATACCTGATGTTCGGCTTTGGTGTCAAGCACCAAAGATGAAAGCTAGCATCGAAGGAATAATGATGAGAGCGAGCCCCAAAATCGCGATTGGGAGCATTAATCCGGATGTGGCATTTTCGACACGAACTTCTGGAGGGGACATCAATTCGGCTTCGGCACGAAATTCAGCGGTAGCATTTTCGATGCGAATTTCCGGAGGGCAGATACATGTAGGGACGAAGCTCTCGAGTGTTCGAAGGGCGATGGCGTCTGCGATTCCATCCCATGCCAGGGCTTCATCTTGCTCGGAGTAGCTGTTGAATGTGCGGCGCATGTGTTCGGCTTCAGTGCGGACCTTGGCAACTCGATAAGCGGCGAGTGCTTCGGCATAATTTCGGTGTTGCTTGTCGAGCAAAGCTCGAGCGACCTTCCCGTGTTCGACGTCATTGCAAACCGAGAGGATTATATCTTCGAGCTCGCGGTCGGATATGTCTTCGTAGTTGTTGTTCATGGGCTATCTCTACCTGATGTTCGGCTTTGGTGTCAAGAAAGAATAGCCGTAACAATGCCGGATACGACCAGGAACATCACCGTTCCAATCCAGAATCCCTCCCAAGATGTCGTGGGGCTAACTGGTTCCGGTCGCTTGCATGTTGGGATGCATTCGTCATCGAAGTGGATAAGCGCGACTGAGATAGAGTCTGTAATGCTGGCTCCATCTTTACGGGCATTGTCGAAGGCGGGTCGGATGAGGGAAATTGCGCGGGCAAATTCTTGCTCGGAGTAGTCGAGGAATGTGCGGCGCATACGAGCGGCTTCGGCGTAGTTTCGGGGCTGTTTGTTGGTCTGGTTCATGAGATGTATCTACACTAGGTTTGGGTTGAGTGTCAAGCGCCGAAGATGAAGTAGATACCAAAGATAATGGCGATAGCGACTGGGATCGCCAATGCAACTGCAACAGCCATCAAATCGCCCGTGGTCGCAAGTGTATTTGAATCTCGTACAGAAGGAGGGCACTTGCACATTGGGATGTAGCTCTCGAGCTCTTGACGGTCGAGCGGTGGGATGCTCTGTTCGGCTTCAGCGTAGTTTCTTGGTGTGTATTGATACCACGGACGATAAATCTCGTCGATTCGTAACAACTCACTGCCCTGGACCCACTCAAAACCAACTGTTTTTCCCAACAATTTTGGGGCGATTCCGCTGTGTAGCGACTTGAATTTCATGACGATCTGAGCCGGAACAGAATTGCTTCGGCGATTAACATGCGTCACTACCAACGTGGAGTCCTCGGACACTTCAAGTGCTCCAATCACATCGCCGCGCTCGGCGTTGAGGATGGCGAGATCTTGAGTGCGAGTGACTTCTACGATGTTGTCGATGATGTTTTGATAGCGCTTCATTTGAGCTGCCTTGGAGTGGTTCATGAGATGTATCTACACTAGGTTTGGGTTGAACGTCAAGAGCCAACGAAACTTTTAAAATCGCTGTAATTCATTCCGCTAGCCAGGTACGATCCCACGAACAACCGGAGGAGCGTCGGTGCAGATGGGTTACGAAGGACTCGGCGGAGAATCACGGTGTCATAGAATGCCATCTTTTCCAAAACAGCTGGCGGCGTATTGGGATTGCTAGCGAGATGGTAATACAAATTCCAGTCCTGAGAAAGCCACTCGAGACGAACTGGGTCATCGCTATGGCGGGCTTCTGAACGGATGGCTTCGCGGCGATATTGCTGGGTGCCCATTGGGATCATACGGCTCCTTTACCACAAGATTTGTGGCTTAGCAAGGACTTAATAAAGCCTACTTAACTAGCCGAACCAGTACTAAAACTAACACATCGAAATTTTACTTACACCCACATTCCACGGCTGCCTGTGATGGAGTTCGGAAGCGATCGGATGTTGCGGTCCATCTCATTTTGAACATCCGACATTGTAAGCACCTCGGACTTGCCATGGCTCAAATACGCGTTCAAAGCACGAATGACGGCGCGCTGCTCTTTCGTAGGGCGTGGGAGGTTGCTGCAGAAAATCAGAGCGAGTTTGGCGGCTTCGGAAACCCAGCGGCTGGAATCGGCGTTGCGAGGAACCAGGGCTCGGAGGCTGCAATCGAAGTCCTTGGAGGTGTAGGGCATCCAGCGCGTGTTCCGGATGCTGATGACGAAGTCGCGAATCATACGGTAGGTGGCTCGGTTAGTCTCAATGGTCTGCATGGTGTGGCTCCGTTCGGCTGGTGTTGCTAACGGATCGATTAATATCACGTGCTTTATGGGGACGTCAAGGGGATTTCGGAATTGGATCAAAGTACTTCGCTTCGGCTCCGAGGCGGGCTTGAGCGGCTTCACCGATTGTGTCGTAGAGCCCGAGGTGGATACGCTCGCGGTTGACCTTGATATGAGCCATCCACTTTTGGCACTGTTTATGCCAGCAGACGCCTTTGACGCCACTGGTGTTATTCTTGAGCATACCCTGATTGACACATTGCTCTTGATTCGTTGCACGGCGGAGGTTACTGCGACGGTTGTCTAATCCGATGCGATTGATATGGTCTACACTAAGGGGCTCTTGTGTTGGAAGAAGGTATTGGTGGAGGGATAGTGTGGTCCATTTGTTGCCGACCTTGACACTGGTCATAGCGTACAACGTCTCGCCTCTTTTACCTATATACCAGCTATACATCTTGACCAACTCCAGATCCGCTAGGTCGAAGATGACCTTATCGGGCTTGGGATGTCCTTTGCGATCAAAGCAAGTCATGTATACAGTATCGCCAACGGTTTCGAATGTGTTCACTTGACTCTCTCCGCGCATGCCTTTAAATACATTACACACGCTTCGGCTTTTGCTAACGTCAAAGCCCGTAATACCTGGTGGTTACAATGCCAGCACAGAATCCCCCTCACGAAGGTCTTCCTGCGTTCTGGAGGCATCTGCTTCCATTTGGGCACATGGTGGTGATCGATGTTGACGCGCCCGGTGGTAGGTACGCGATTACAAATCGGGCATACCGATCCCTGCTTACGCCAGATCTCCGAGAACTCTTCAGCCGAGAGACCGTACTTCTTCAGCGTGGCTTTGCTCGGGACTTTGATGTTGAGTGTCACTGGCAATTCTCCTCGAATTCGGCAAACGTCATCTGGTCGCTGTATCCGCTCGACATCCAGATTTTAGCAAGCGGAGTCAAGTTCGGGTTTTCAGAAATCGTCCACTGTAGATCTGGATGCTCAATGTGATACAGCGATACCAAACTGTAAACACTGGTCGACGGATGACGAGCAATAGCAAATGCTACGTATAGGCTCCTTTCCGTAGGTGACATGACAAGTGCAGACGAAGGCATGTTGCGATTTTGAAAAGCCCAACACCTGACATCAGCGTCTCTGTCTTTTGATAGTTCTACCAAATCGGTTGTGGAGGTTTGTAAGCTGCGTGCAACCTGCACCCTAATGGACGGACTAATATCTCGAGATAGTATGGAGAGTGTATCTGTCGATGAGAATGAGTTGCGTGCTACAGCGCCACGGACACGAGAGTTCGACGATTTTGCTAGCTCCGCCAATTGATGAGCCCAGATTGACCTGATAGCTGTTTGGAGTTCTGTTTCAGGTCTCATTGCGGTGTCCCGAAATACCCATCAACGTCCACGAATTCCTCTTCTTCTCGTTGCGCCGTGTTGTACGCCGAGAGAACCAGCGCGTGCAATTCGTTGACCCCGCTTACCCAATCGAACGCACCTGGTGTGGGTGGCAGCGACGCTCGTACCATCGCATCAATTTGGATTGGCGCTAGGTCTGGGCGCATGGTGCAAATTTGACGGCGAATGGCTTTGTATTCGTTTCGAAGTTGCTCGATGGACATTTTGGTGGCTCCTTGGGTTCGATTATAACATTGTGGCTTGGAGGAACTCTTCGAGTGGCATCGTGTTCCGGTACTCGGAGCCCATCCACACTTTAACCATAGGAGGACAGATGGGGTTCTCGAGGACCCAACCACGAACTTCTTCCCATGGATCCTGGGCGTAGTGGAGCAATTCGTCCAAGTTGTCAGTACTAAACGCATCTTGATGTCTATCAAACAGGCGATCAGAGAAGAGTTCGCGCGCATTATTCCCTTGGAGTTCGAGTATCCACTGGCGCTCAGAAACCAGGTACGCCTCCCTATCGGGATTCACTGAAGCACCCCAGCATCTACCAAGGCTCTGATGTAAACCAATTCATCCGAGTCTTTGAAGTTTATCTTCACTTTCGATTGCCCCGCCAGCGTGCGCAGAAGGATCAGACGTTGCTTCTGACTGGCTTTATTAAATTGCTGGGTCGTAACTCGGAAACAAATCGACTCGACCAACGCCCTGAAGGTGTCCTTCGTCCGGTTGATATCGATTGCTCGGATGAGCTGTCGGTCGTACTCCGAAGGGCGACGGAGGGGAGCTGGAGCCGGTACAGGCGCGAATACCCCAGGCGCAGTGACATTGAGAACGGCGGGCATCGTGTTTTCGAGTTCAGCGATGCGGCGCTTGAGAATTTCGAGTTCTTCTTGGGATGTCACTTTACACCTCCGACTTGATTCAAATCAACTGGGTTTGTGTGGTCATGCCACATTCTGACAATCGTCACTGGAGCCGGGACCTTGCCTCGCAATCCGGCATCGGACGTCAATCGATAGATGAACTGACGTACCACCCAGGAGCCACTGAATTCGACGGTTCCTAAGGAGGTCTTTTGGATGGTCACGTATCGCCGACCGCGGCGCCCCCAGTCAAAATTCTCGTCAATCGTACTGATACACTTCAAAAGAAATTCGTTACGGATATTGGCTTCGATGCACTTTTGCTCAAATCGGCTGGTCATGATGTCTCCATAGAGCCGACCTACCACAGATGTAGAGTCCGTGGCAAGTCGAAAATGTTAGTTGGCAAGCGGGATTGGATTAGGAATGGTGTCGGTATACGGAACCGCATGATCTTTCAGAGAAATACCAAGAAGAGTGCATTTGTTGGTCTTCTTCTCTGGGGCGTCTGGGAAGAGACGGCGCAAGCGCTTGGACAATTCAGCCGAGCAAGGAACCCTCTCACGGATACCGCGAGACTCCATGTAGACCTTGTAGTCGTGTTGAAGCCCTTTCATCGAACTGAATCGACTTCCATCGACTTCCAGGTTGTCGTCTGCCCATTCCTCGATCGTGCTCTTGCTCGTGCATGGGGCTAGGACCTGATTGAGTTGCTTCGTCTGATCCGCATTGAGCCACCATTCTTCGCGTTCGACTCGGTAAAGCCATAGCGCTTCTGCCCAAAGCTGATCTCGCATTGACTTGACTTTTGCCAGATCGATTGCACCCGTGTGGACAACCCAATATCGTCGGTTTCCGGTTTGGTCGGTCAGGAAGACGTCATTGTTGGTGGTGCCAGTAAGGACGCAAGACCTTGGAATGGTCGTCATGCTTCGAGCGTAAGCGGCACGGAAGGTGTCAGTCGAACGAGAAAGGAATGCCTTGACTTCTTCCTGACTACGAGACTTCAAAGCTGTTGCCAGTTCAGCGACCTCGAAAATCCAAGCTTCTGCCAGGATAGCCATACCATCTTTGTCGCTGAAGTTGATGGGGGAATCGTTGCAGAATTCGCCGCCGACCGCCTTGAAGAAACTAGACTTGAGTTGCCCTTGTGTTCCTTGCAGAATCAGCATCGTGTCGACCTTGCAGCCCGGTTGCATGGCGCGGGCAACTGCGCTGATCGCCCACTTGCGAAGAAGGATCCCGCCGATGTCCTCAGCCGTAGGGGTTCCAAGGCAAGTCCGGTGAAGGTTAGCCCAGCGTTTATACCCGTCCCATGGCGGCAAGGCTAGGAGGTAGTCTTGGACTGGGCGATAGGGTGACTCTTTGGCAACCAGCAAGAGAGCCTTTTGAATGTCGGTATCCGCATATTGGAACTTCTTCTCCCACCCATTCGGGCGAAGGTGGAGTGAGATGTTCTCTTGGACTTGGGCGATCAGCTCTTCGGCTACAGCCTTGGCGCCATCGAGGTATATGGCTCCATTTTGCCCCAGTTGGATGGTACTTGAGCCGCATACCTTTTCGGCAACATCAGCGTCTCGGAGTTTCGCTGCGAGCCATGCCATCTCACCAGGCATCAACTGACTCGCACCACCGTTGTATTCTGCGATCTTCTTGCTTTCCGTGGCTTCTGCAATCCATTGCTGAAACCGCTTGCCACCTCCAAGCCACGAGCGAGCGTAGCCAATCCGTGTTTCCCGGGGGAGTTCGATGTTCGACTTGAGTTGCTCCGAAGGCTCGGCAGGGATATGAGCGCTAATGAGAGCCTTAGCGGCTTCTGGTCCGTTTGCGGCAAGAAAGTCGTCTACGCCCTTCGCAGCGCCTTCCGGAATGGAAACCCATGCGACTCTCTGGGTGATCGTATGGAGAGCGGAAACGAATTGAGCGAGTTCTCGCAAGGTCGTCTTTGACTGGTTGTGGATGTCGTTATCGAAAACTACGACAACTTTGTCAGCCTTCGATGCAATGGTTACAATGTCGGCTAGGACGGTCCTCTTTGTCGACGCGTTGTCTCGACGCTCAGACCAGGTACTGACCCCAGTCAGTCCAATCGACGCAAAGCCGAGACTTGCAAGGCATTCCGCTTTCTTCTCGCCTTCACAGATGTATACGGTCGTATTGGCATCAACCTCGGACAACTCGAAGTTGGACGGCAGGTAGACGCCCAGCGATGTCCCTTGGGCTTGCAGGTATTTGATATGGTGGCGCTTGCCTTCTTTGTCGGTCCAATCGCGCTCGGTATCAAGACGAATCCGGTAACCAGCGACATCTCCATCAATGTCGTAAAACGGAATTGCAAGCCCTGAGTTGTCATCTTTGCCGTACTGTGTTTGTAGGATTTCTTGGGAGGCTTGGGCGTTGACACTCTTCCAGCCGTGACCTTCGAGTGTGGCGATGTAGGCGTCATCCAAGCCAGATGACTTCAATTGGTCGATATGATATTGATTCATTGTGTGCTACCTTTCGCAGAGGTTTTCGACGCCTCTGTACAGCATTCCTACCCTTTTCGAAAAGGCTCTCCAGACGAGTCGAAAAGGGGTAGGTAGTACCTCTCGTCTGGAGTGACCCGTCTCAACTTGCGCGAGACTGACGATCATGAAATTCAATTTTGCGACCAACCCGCCCTACACTAAGTGTTGTGGCTCATCGCCACCAACATCCTCATTGTACCATGCGTGCACTTGGACCTTAACAACGCCCACGAACTAACCATTGGGTGCGCCAAAATGTATCGAACAGAGGAGTGGAGGAGTGGAGGTGAATTCTGGGGTCGAAAATTTGGACTTCAACAAAGACAATATTTCTGTGAGAATTCTCATGAAGTATGTGGTTGGTCTGTCGTTTCTCCCGTCACTCCACTGTTCCTACCACAGGGTCCTTCCACTCGCGGGGGCTTGGGGTAACCCCTTGACGTTGTTGTTGTTAGTTGTTATTATTGTATTATTTAAGATCAAAAGTGGAGGCAGTGGAGGTCCAAGACCCAACATTCGGCGCGCTCGATTTTGGGGGTAGGATGCGTTGTTTGAGGGGCTCCAAGGATCTCGCCAGAAGTTTGGAGCACTTTTTCGTGTCTGCCTCCACTTTACATACTAGGCATTAGTCGACTTAATAATCCCCCAACGCGTCCCGCCTTTCCCGTCCCGTCCCGTCCCGTCCCGTCCCACGCGTTCCCGGAATTCGGGACGCCAACCAGCACTAGCCAGTATACACATCGCACGGCTCTACGGACCTGCGTTAAACATCGCCAACGACCATGGTATAACTGGATCAGTAGCAAAAACGAATGGAGCCAGACCATGGAATACCTTGACGTAGAACGTTACATCGATTCTTACACAGACCTTCACGAAACCACATTTGAACTAGACCCGGAGATCGAATCCCTGATTTCCGATACAGACGAGTTCAAAGCCGATTGGCATCTGCATACGAAGTCGGCATTCATCAAGAATCATCTCGGCAACAAGAAGCTCGGCACCGCACATAAACAGTTAAAGTAACACCGCAGCAACCACGCAGAAAAGGAAGAACAAATGCAAACCCCAACATCGTACAAAGAAATCGCCGCCAATCTCGGAGTTGAACTCCCCTCAGATGTAGATCCTCACGCTTTCCTGGAATCGTGCCTTGAGAGCCTCCAGGACCAACTTGTGGCTCAAGAGGAGTCTTCTCCAGCCGAACAAGAGAACGTCGTTCCTAGCCCTACCACGGCATCCAAGCCGGACTTCAAGACCCTCATGGCGATGTCCGGAACCGAAGTCCTCAACCGCTATCTGGAAATCCATCCTCAATGCCGATGCGTCGTAGCCGAGATTCCTGTCACGGAGAAGAAGAATCCCGCAAAGAGAATCACCAAGCCGATCTACCGAGTCTACGGGCTCTTTGCTGACTTCCAGACGCTTCCTATTTACATCGGGGTCAGCCGCAATCGACTGGCAACCCGCTTGTCGTTGCACCGGAATGCGCCTCGTCCTACCCGCAAGGTCATCCGCGACCTGGAAGCCGCTGGTCACAAAGTTACCATCCAGGAAGTCTTTCGAGTCAAGGGTGGCAAACCAGAGGCACAACAGGCTGAGTACAATGTATACCGATACTACAAGAACCTCGGAGCCAAGCTCTGTAACGACGCCTCAAAGTTTTGCAAACTCACCAACGAGCAAGCACGAGAGATTCGCCTCCTAGCCAAGCATGGGATCAAACAGAAGAATCTCGCCAGGGAATATGGTGTTGGCACTTGTGTGATCCACGATGTCGTCGTTGGTAATACGTTCAGATCGTAAGCGATACCTAAACGATAGAGGGCGATGGCGGCTCCAGCATAAGCCTGGAACCAAGTTACGTGATCCGTCGCCGCCAGCCCTCACTTTTTAGCGATACCAAAACATCATGGACCAAATCGAACTTAGCCAAGACTCCCTCACCAATGCGCTCACGGGCGTCGGCACAGAACGCGACCGCCGGGAGTACAGCGCAGTTCGATCTCCAACGATGCAGCCGGATGAGGCTCGTCGGCTATGGGAGGGAAGCAGAACCGCTGGTGTCATTGTTGACCGACCAGCCGAAGATATGATCCGTAACTGGATTGACTTCAAGTTCGATGATCCCAAAACTGAATCGCTCTTCCACACCAAGATCAAAGAACTTGACACCAAGCCACAGTTCCTGGGCGCCACTCGGGCGTGCAGAATGACCGGTGGCTCGTTGCTGGTGATGGTGACCGAGGACGCGATTGACCGCCCGGACCAACTTGCTTTATCGATGCCCGCCAAGCCCATCCTTCACTGTTTGACCAAGTTCGATCGGTCCGAGTGTTCCAGTTGGGCGCTCGAGATGAATCCGACCAGCCGCAACTACGGCAAGCCTGTTACGTTCATGGTCAGCCCAGCGACCGGAGCCCCTTCGTTCCGAGTCCACTACAGCCGGTGCCTCATCTTTGCCCAGCCGTCTTCGGGTCCTTCGCAGACCATGTCGAACTCGTGTTTTGGTCCGAGCGTGTTCGAAGGATGCAAACAGGCGATTTTCAACTTCGACGCAATCCACGATCACATTGAAGCCATTGCCGAACAGTGGGGCATCCGGGTCCATTCCGTTTCCGGGCTGATGACCAAACTCGCTCAGGACAACGGACAAGTTTTCAACAAGCGCCTGATGCAACTTGAGATGGGCGCCAGTGCAATTCGTTCTTATCTCATCGACAAAGACAATGAAACTATTGCAGCCACGACTCAATCGGTGTCTGGTCTCCCTGAACTGGTGGACCGCGTAGGTCTCTTCCTGTCGACCCAAACCAGAATTCCACAAGTCATCCTCCTGGGGGAGTCCCCCGGCGGGCTCCACTCGCAAGGAGGAACTGAACTAGAAAATTACTACACATTCTGTCACGGTCAGCAAGACCAAGTCATACGCCCAGCCCTGACACGCCTCCTGGAAGTGATATCGGTTGAACTTGGTGTAGACGTCCCCCACTTCGAGTTCGCGCCATTGTGGAGCCCGAGTGCATCCGAGATGGAAGCCACCAAGAAGTCGGAGCAAGAGAAATTCCTCATTCTTGCCCAAACAATGGCTCTACTCATCGAATCTGGTGCTATGTCTGGCGATGAAATGCGTGAGGCTTCCAAAGCCAATCCGTTGCTCGCTGAATTCCTTGATGCCAAAATGATGATCAAGGGCGAGTAAATGATCCGCCCCAGACTTTTCAAGAAGAAATTCCGACCAGTTCACCCAGATGCTCAAGCTGGGCGTTATCTTCGGCTTTTGAACCTGAAATTAGATCTCGTCCGTCAAGCTATCTATCAATATGTGATGCCTTATATTGACATCCAGGCTGCGCGTTCAACCGATGCCGTCCTCGATGACTTGAGTGACGCCATTAAGGACGCCAGGTCGATGGTCTCCCAAATGTGGGATAAAAAGAACGCCCTTAAAGAACTCCAAGGGGTTGGTCGCGAAACTTCTCTCTTTGGAGGTAAGCACCTCGCCAAACGATTCGTCGATGCCCCGGATGACATCGGCAAAGAGGCTTGGGTCCAAGAAGAAGTCCGCAGATGGTCTCTCAAGACGAATACCTACGTTGATGCCATTTCGGACGATCTATTTGAACAACTCAAAGCCGAACTCGCTCCCAAAATCGAACAAGGCGCACGATGGGAAGAGCTGGTCGATGTCATTGAAGAACGCCTTCAAGCTACTGACTCACGGGCAGAAACAATTGCCCGGACTGAAATTGCTCACTTCAACACGGAACTCAACAAAACCCGCCAAGTCGACCTAGGTGCCACTGAATACATTTGGCGAACAATGAATGACTCCAAGGTCCGCGATTCACATGCCGCATTGGACGGGCAACAATTTTCGTGGCTAGGCGATGGCGACCCAGAAGAAGGACACCCCGGGGAAACTCCAAACTGCCGTTGCTTCCCTGAGCCCGTCATATCCGAATACAGCACAGAGCCTTCTACGTCCGATACCTAACCTGTAGGCGCTCCGCGTCATTCCCCTAAGGAACTTCTTCCCATGGCTATTCTAACAGATATCATCGTTCTTCCGCTGAACCCGACTGTCATCAATGGACTTACAACTCAGCTCCAAGCCATCGGCGTTTACGATGACGATACCCAAGCCGACATCACGACTTCAGTTGATTGGACGTCTGGAACTCCGGGGAGCGCTACGGTTGGTCTCAATACCGGTCTCGTGACTGGCGTTGCCACTGGTACTTCGCTCATTACGGCGACCTCCGGAGCCATTGTTGGTAGCCAAACAGTAACCTCGGGCATTGGATCTCTGGTTTCTATTGATGTGACTTCGGCTTCGCAATCCGACATCCTTGGTGGAACCGAGCAATACACCGCCACTGGCACCTACGAGGATTCGAGCACGGCGGACCTGACGACTTCGGTCGATTGGACATCGAGTGTTCCTGGAGTGGCGACTGTTGGTCTTCATACAGGTCTTGTAAGTTCCGTTTCGGTAGGCGCAACTGTTGTGACGGCAACCCTTGGTCTCGTGTCTGACACTCTTGGATATGCGGTCCACAATGACCTTGTGAGCATTGCAATCACGCCGAGTTCACCCTCGAAGGCGAAGGGGCTTACCCAGCAATTCGCGGCTACTGGAACATACGAGGATACGAGCACTGCAGACTTGACGACTTCGGTTTCGTGGGGTTCGAGCTCTGCCAACGTGACAGTTCCGCTGCACACCGGGCTTGCCACAGCGGCTTCAGCCGGGACTGCAACGATTTCCGCGGTTCTAGGCGCCATCAGCGCTCCTACAACTGTTATGACCGTGACCGCGGCTGAACTGGTTTCGATTGTAGTGACACCCGCTTCGCCTACCGTAATCAACGGGCAAACGGTCCAGATGGCGGCTGTAGGGACGTATACGGATGCCAGCACGGTGGTACTGACTACGACTGCGGATTGGGCTTCGGACTCGGCTCATGCGACTGTAGGACTCCACACTGGGCTTGTGACGGGAGTTAGCGATGGTACCGCGGTTGTTGGTGCTACAGTTGGCGCAGTTGAAGGTCATACGACGGTGACCTCGACCAAGGGTGCCATCGTTGGCATTGTAGTGACTCCGACGGTTGCACTTGTGGTAGGGACGACTCAACAGCTTGTTGCTACGGCGACTTACCAAGACGGCTCAACCGCCAACGTAGCGGCGACCGCAGCCTGGACCTCGAGCATGCCCGGCAACATCTCTGTCAGTGCAACAGGACTCGCGACAGCCCTTGTTGGCAACGGAATCAACGTTACGCATACTGCCACCAGCGCCAGTATCCCAGGAACTCCACGAGCTACAGGTGAAGTCACTTTGACGACGGTCCCTTGTACCGACCGCTACCACCATGTTGATGTCTCGGGTCTGACTTCGTTTACGGAAGTCCCGTTCGGATATTCGCCGAAATGTCAAGACTTTGTGAACCTGGCTCCATACGCAGTTGAAATCAGCTTCGATGGCATCAATCCGATTCAACTAGGCGTTGCTGGCAGCGCGACAGCCGGCATCGAGTATGCCGATCACACCCGGTCGAGCGTGTACGTTCGCAAGACTGGTGTAGTTGCCGGTGCTCAGTATCTCGAAATTTTCACCTCGACCAACTAAGAGAACTCCATGCCTATCCGACTAGTACCTCAGACACCCACTTCGGCTCAAATTCTCTTCACTCCCGCCGATACCATCACAGCTACCACAGTCCAGGCTGCGATTGTTGAGGCTCTGGTCGATGCACGAACATACTCAGATACGGTTGCGGCGGGACTCGATCCCAAAACCGCCGTTGATGCAGCTACGTTCGCGCCGTTGCCCGCCAACACTCGGACTGGCAACGTTTTGACTGCCGATGCTGATGGCGCATTGCCCGACATCGATACGTCGTTTGTGCCCTCCGCGGGCAACCGAGTGTTGGTCAAGAATGAAGTGCTGGGCGCCAATAATGGCATCTACACCGTTGACTCGATTGGCTCGCCTAGCACCCGATGGTCGATGACTCGTAGTTGGGATGCGGACAACACACCGTTGACAGGCGAAGTAACGCCTGGGATGTATACGGTAGCGACGTTTGGTGCTCATGCAGGTCAAGGTTGGTTCTTGCAGACACCAGACCCGATCACCCTCAACGTAACATCCTTAAATTTTCAGCAGTTTTCCGTATTCGATATGGATGCGGGTCACGTCACCTTTACCCCAGCCGATACAATCGCATCAACCACTGTCCAATCCGCAATTGTTGAAGCACTTACGGATGCTCGTGCCTATACCGATTCGATCATCCCGGTTATTACAGCTAAAGCGAGCGTGCGCGCGGCTACGGTTTATCCGTTGCCCACCAACACTCGGACCGACGACGTATTGACGGCATCGGCTGTAGGGGTGCTCCCGGCTATTGACGGCGTTACCTTGCTAGCGAATGATCCGGTATTGGTCAAGAATGAAGTGACTGGAGCCAACAACGGCATTTACGTAGTTACGTCGGTCGGTAGTGGAAGTGCACCCTGGGTCCTAACTCGGCGCTCAGATGCGGTAGACGGTCAATTGACAACCGGAAGTCACTGCTTCGTTGAATCGGGTGACAGCTTCACTATCGCCTCGAAGCGCGACGTGGTGTTGGAGATCATAGCCACTAGCGTGTCGCCTACGTTGGAATGGGGCGGGGTTTTGGTCGGAGATTGGATTACAAACTTCAATGCTGGCACATGGACAACCATCGTGTCGCACCAAGTGACCACCAACGGTAGTTTTGCCGGAAGCGGCGGTTACACTCCGACCATCGGCGATAGATACCTCGTTTGGAGGACACCTAGTGCGATCACACCGGCTCCGATTCGTCAATATAGCCACGCTTACGTATCCATTACGACCAGTCCTACTCACGCCATGTGGGGAGCCCTGCAGGTAGGTGACTTGATTGTTGGATGTCAAAACGGCGCCTACCAGGTCCTAAAGTCGACGGTTGTAACCGCTCCGGCGACTCTACCAGTTACCCCTGTCTATGGCGACCGCTATCTGGTCCTTCGCGCCACCAGCGGTGCGATTGCAACGGCTCGCGTTTGTGCCGCCGATATTTACAACATGTTCGTCGACATCAACGGAGAACAATGGAGCGATGTCCGTCCAGGCGACTTCTTGACCTGCATGGGCGATGGCGCAAAGGTGAATACATATAGTGTTCGAGTGAATCAGTACGGTGTGTTCCCTGGCGATCCGTCTGCCCCGAAAATTGGGGACCGCTACTTCGTGTGGCGGATGAATGACCAAGTAAAGAACTCAGCGCACACTTGGCAACTCATTACGCCAGGACCCGTCGTCGTTAACTCAACTAGTCTCTCGTTCGCACAACTTAAGTACGGACCGTAAGAAAGACAATCCATGTTCACTCTCCACCACATTCCAGTTCTTGCCCAGGTCGATCCGGCAACCATCGCTACGGTGTTGACAGCCCCGAATGGCTTCCTCGCGTTGGCGATTGTAGCCGCATGTGGATTATTTTGGCAAAACCAGCGATTGCACGAAAAGCACACGGACTTGCTGGAGAAGGTGCTTCCGATTTCACTGAAGCTCGCTGAGGCTGTTGAGCGACTCGAACGACGTCTGGACACAATGGGGATCGGTAAGGCGCAAACTTAGGTTTGGAGGCAACACATGTCACACTTTTGGAATGCCGTACTCGATGTCATCAATCCACTGCGGAAAAGCGAAGCACTTTACCAGGAAGTATTGTCCAACCTCAAGCGAGCCGGAGCCCCTTCGAGGGTGGATGTTCTGTATTCGGAGTTCCTGGCTAAGGTATCCGAAGCTAACGCGACAATTTCAAGGATGCAGTAACCGATAGGATACCTAACTACTATGGCGACCGCAACTCCAAGTCCGCTCCCGAACGCAAGTGCCACCATCCGTGGTGCGGTTTCATTGCTCGATCAGGTCATGGGAGACGGGATCAAAACGTTCCCATCCGCCATTGGACTCATTTCCGATCCTACAGCCCCAGTAGCCCCGCTAGGTGAAATCCGATTCCGGAACAACGCCAACACCCCAGAAGTAAGTTCGAACGGTGGAGCTTATGCCCCATTGGGTGTTGGTGGTGGAGGTGTATGGGGTAGCATCACCGGAACGCTTGCGAATCAGACGGATTTGGTAACAGCCCTGGGCTTGAGGGCTGCGCTGGCTGGTGCTACGTTTACGGGTGAAGTCTCGTGTCCGTATGCCCGCTTCGTCCCTGGCTCGGCACCAGGGACCCCGACTGAAGGGCAGGTCTACTACGATTCAGTTTCATACACACTCAAGTATCGAAACAACGTCGATTGGGTGGATGTTGGAGCAGGTAGTGTTGCAGACGCTTCGGCTACCGTTGCTGGCAAGGTCAATCTCGTAGCCCAAGTTCTCGGCGCCGGTCCGAAGACGATTACCGACGGACTCATCACCCCCATCGTTTCGAATACGAACGGGACCGGAGCTTCTGACCTGGTTGTCCAGATTGGAACTTCAGTAGCCGACGGTTCCGTCAACTCAAGCGCCAAGTTGCTTTCATTGAGAACT